TACACTCTTACTCGCCAACAAATCAGATACAACTAAAGAAATTATCGATAAGGCAAAAGTTGTAATTGAGAACTTACCATTCTTTATGAAACCAGGTATTCTCAAATATGACGTTATGAACGTTCGATGTGATAATGGTTGTCGCTTGGTTGGTCAAGCAACAACCGCAAAATCAGGTATCGGTTTTACAATCCACAACTTATACATTGACGAGTTTGCGCACATTCATCATACAATTGTAAATACATTCTATGAGAACGTTTATCCAACCCTCTCAGCATCTAAGGTGTCACGTATCAACATTACTTCTACTCCTAATGGATTTAACAAGTTCTATGATATCTATGCCGAGGCCGAAAAAGGTAACAATGAGTATAAAGCAACCAGAATCGATTGGTGGCAACATCCAGATCGTGATGATGCTTGGTTTAAGAGAGAAATGGCAAACTTGGGCTCTGAAGAAGCCTTTAACCGCCAATATGGTAATGAATTTACCAGTTCATCTTCTCTACTCCTAAGCCCAGGAACAATGAAAACTTTAAGAAAGCATGCTAGAAAATTTGAGTGGTATGATTTCGAGGAGTTTGACAATATTCACATTGATACAAAAGGTTATTTAGAATTTGATCCAGACTGGGATGTTGAAGAAGCATCCGATAGTAGCAAATATTACTTATTCTCAGTAGATATTGCAGAAGGTAATGGTGGAGACTATTCAGTGATTAATATGTTTGAAGTTGAACCAATGGCTGATCAAGATATTGAGAACTATGTTAGCCCAGATGCGATGTATGATTTCTTTAGATTACGTCAAGTTGGTGTATTTAAAAGTAATGAACATCCAATTGAGGATTTTGCAAAGATCTTATACACATTAGCGATTGATATTTTCAATTCAGAAAACTTAAAAATGGTAATTGAATTCAACACATACGGATCGATTTTGCTCCAGTATTTAAGAACTGTATTTTCAGGTCGTAATGATTTTGAGGATGAAATGATCCTTAGATTTAAACACCGCCACGATGCTAGAACCCTATCACCTGGCATTAAATTAAAGAGCGACAATAAATCCGTTTTCTGTCAAAATTTTAAGAAATATATTGAGATGAATAAGGTTAAAATCTATGATAAAGATACTATTCATGAAGCATCTCTTTTTGGTACTTTAAAGAATGGATCGTATGGTGCTCAAATGGGTCATGATGACATTATCATGACAGCAATTACAGCAACTGAGTTTTTTACAACAACCGATTATGCGGATTATGTAGAGGAATTATTGGATATTATAGAGCCTAAAAAACATGACCTGATGGAGAAGATTCTCTATCGAGATTCTGACACTCAGGGAGATCTACAATACGATATTTATGACTTATTATAATAATCCAACCAAAACATTTAGATATATACTAAAAGAAAAAAATAAAGTAAAATAAGATTATGGCATTATCTCCACAATTATTACAATTTAAGTCAAGTGGTGTTTACCGCTTAGAATTCGACAAGTCAATCACAGCTGATTTGAACGTCGATACGCTTAGACTTATCGTTGGTCACTCTAAAAAAGGTCCATACAATACGCCAGTATTAATCAGCTCTTCAGAGCAATTTATCAACGTATATGGTTCAATCGATAGAGCTTTAGAGAAGAAAGGTATGTTCTTCCACAGATCAGCATTAGAGGCTCTTTCAAGAGGCCCAATTTTAGCATTAAACTTAACGTCATTCACATCTAGTGATTTAGGTTATTACGCTTCTCCAGTAACTAATGGTTCAGTTGAAACTATTGTAGCTGCTGAAGGTTCTAAGGAATATTCAAAGTTCTTTAACAATGATAAATTCATGACACCTGCAGATGCTCAAGTATTAAATTCTTTAAATGTTGACGATGAACACTCATTACACTTTGTAAATATTAAGCAAGGCGATATTACAGTTATTGTTAGACAAGCACAAGACGTTAAAGCATTTGAAATTACAGCAAGAGAATGGTATGGTGAAGGTAATGTTCCTTCATTCATGAATGATTTCGATTACATTGCAGACTTTATGGTTGATGTATTCGTATTTAAAGGTTCTTTTAATCCAGCTGTTATGTCAGTTGACCCAGTTTATGGTTCATACTTCAACGCTGATGGTTTAAAGAAAGATTCTTTAGATGATTTTGCTAATTTAAGACAAGTTACTTTAGAAGCAAAATACACAGGTTCATTAGTACCAGGCTTTAAAGATTTAGAAGGTAGAAACTTATACATTGAATCAATCATCAATAACGAATCAAGAAGAACAGGTTTATTCTGTGCTATTAATGAAGATGTAGTTTTAGCTGGTAATTTAGATCTAGTTGGTCATATTTTTGATGCAGCAGAAGATTATCAATTATTGTCTTATAATGCAGCTGCAGGCCAAAGAGTAATTGCTACAACTTTTCCAGGTAGTGACCTCCTCAACCCAGTTGCTGGTGTTTATACAGCTTCTGGTTCTATGTTTACTGTAGATTATGCAACTACTGCAAATACTCCAGCATCATTCCCAATTTCAGTTGGAGATTATGTTCCTGCTGACGCAGCTGATAGATTAGCAAAAGTTAAAAGAGTTGCTAAATTAGCAAATGTTTACACAGTTTATTGTGATGTAAATGTTCCAGCAGCATGGGGTAGTGAATATGTATTATCATTCCAAAAGGCAGCAATTGAATACGTGCCATTCATATTAGAAGGTGCACAATTAGCAAATAAGAAAATTTCTGAAGTATTAACAGTATTATCTACAGGTTCAGGAGTTTACAATGGCTTAATCGACAAAGATATGATCGATTTCAGATACATTGTAGATACTTTTGCTTCTTACGATTCAACTGGAATTTTAAATAAGAGAGAATTATCAACACTTGCTAAAGATAGACAAAATGCTTCAGCAATCTTAAATGCACCAACTATTGCAGATTTCAAATCTTCAACAGATCCATCATTCACTGATGAGAACGGTGTATTTAAAGTTGAATATATTGAAAATGGCGGTAACTTAGATAAAAATCCAACTAAGTTATACAATTTACCATCAATCAACGAAGGAGCTAACTACGCATTCTTCTACGGCCCAGGTTTATTAGTAACTGATAATGGTAAGGACATCGTTGTTCCACCAGCAGCTTACGTATCAAATAACTTTATTGATAAGTATACAGCAGCATTACCATGGGCAATTGTTGCAGGTCCAAGAAGAGGAGTTGTATCAGGCACAAACGTAAAAGGCGCTGAATATGCATTCGATAAGAATGATAGAGATATTTTAGAGCCATTTGGTTATAACCCAATCGTATTCCAAAGAGGAGTAGGTTTAACTATCTTAGGTAACAAAACAGCTCAACAATCAGTTAAGTCTGCATTATCTTCAGCTCACGTAAGAGAAGTATTAATCTACATCCAAGAGGGTATTGCAAATATCTTAAAGGATTACGTATTCGAATTCAACAACACTCAAACTCGTTTAGAGATTAAAACTTTAGCAGATTCTTTCTTAGAATCAGTTAAGCAAGACGGTGGTGTTTATGACTTCAAAAATATCATGGATCAAACAAATAACACTGATGATGTTATTGATAACAACTATGGTATCGTTGATACATACGTAGAGCCAGTTAAAGGTTTAGAGATTGTTGTTCACAGAACTACAGTATTAAATACTGGTGAAATTCAAACAGGTAATTTTAATTAATATATAATAAAAAATAAAACAGAACAAAATGGCTTTACCACACTATTCGCAAGACCAAACTTCTAGGGCAGGTAGAAACTTTGAACCGGTTCAACAGAACCTTTTTGAAGTAACTATCCTTCCACCAGCTGGTGTTGCTAACGCTCCATTAATGTTGCAGCACATCAACTCAATCTCTGGATTGGATTTATATAAAGGCATCGCAGCTATTGAGCAAAAGTACAAGTTCTCAACAAGATCTTATTCTAGCATTCCAGAAGCTTCAACAGTTGATGTTACTATTAACTTCTCATTAAACTTGAATGAAGCTAACCAAGCATACTTATACAAAACGTTAAGACAATGGTATAATGCGCAATACGATCCACAATCAGGTGTTATGGGTCTTAAGAAAGACTATGTAGGAACTATCGTTATTGTACAATTCAACAGAGCTGGGGATATTTATAGAACAGTTACTTTAGAAGATTGCTTTATTACTTCAGGTCTTCCATTCACAAACGAACTAAACTACGAAACTACTGACGCAGCATCATTAGAAGTTGGTTGGAGATGTGATACTTGGAAGGAAGTTTTAGCTTAAAATTATTACAGTAGGGGAGCTAAGACAATTAGTTCCCCTATTTTTATGAAACTTAAATATAATATGTTGATATAATATTAACTAACTATGGATAAATTAACTAAAAAGCTACAGGTCTTACTATCCGATGATGAAGTAACAGCAATTAATAGACTTATTCTAAGCGATGCTATTGAGTTTGGAGAAAGACCTATTTCAATTTCTGCATTTATCAGAAATGTAATTAGAAAAGAAATCGACCTACGTGGCGACTCTATTAAAGAGTGGAACAAAGACAATATTAAGAAGCTTAAAAACAAATAAGATATGAGCGACGAATTAAATTTAAACGAAGATTATAAGAAAATTGTTCAAAACCAAGAACAAGAGGAGGTACAAGAAGAGCCTAAAGATTTGGGTAAAGTTGATATGAATCGATTCCAAAAGGTTGAAGCACAGGATGCCAATTTGGCCCTTGGGTACTTTACAATTAAATCAGTAGATTTACCGTCCGGCGGCATGTTTTACCCAGATGATATTAAGATCGCAATTAGATCTGCTAAAGTATCAGAAATTAGACAATTTTCAGCAGTTGATGAACAGAATGTATTTGATGTTGATGATAAATTAAACTATATTTTAGAAACATGTACTCAAGTTTCTTCTTCTAAAAAGCGTTTATCATATAAAGATCTTTGTGAAGAAGATAGATTTTATATTATTCTATCGATTAGAGATTTAACGTTCCCAGAACCTGAATCTAAATTAGCAGTAGAACATACTGATAAAAAAGGAAATAAGCACAGTATTGATATTGATAAGAAATATTTTACTTACTTTAAAATTCCAGAAACATTAGATAAGTACTATGATGAAAATCGTAAATCATTTATGATTGAAACAAAATCATTTGGTACTATTGAAATGCGTCCACCTACAATTGGTGTAATGCAAAAAATGACAGCATATATTCAAGAACGTCAAGAAAAGAAAGAAAAGATCGATCAATCAGTTCTTCAAGTTATGCCATATATGGTAATGGATTGGAGAGGTCTTGATGAAAAGGACATCTTTAAATTCGAGATTGAAATGAACGGCTGGACAAATAAGAAATTTAGCTTAATCTACAAGATTGCGGAACAAATGAAGGTAGGTATTAAACCAGAAATGCGTGTGCAAATTGGGGATGGTTGGGAGGACGTCCCTATCGGGTTTCGTGACGGCGTTAAATCAATTTTCATTGTTCAAGATATCGCTGGAGAACTTCTTTAAAACAAAATTTCATATTTACCAT